TTCCCATCGTGGGCAAATACAGAAATATATGTTAAAACAATTAGTAAAGGTTACCTTTTGGAAGGAGAAACTCCAAAAGATGCGTATTGGCGTGTCGCTACTAAGGTCGCGCGCCGTTTGGAACGAAGTGATATGGCCTCTAAGTTTTTTGATTATATTTGGCGTGGTTGGCTTAATCTTGCTACTCCCGTTTTATCTAATACAGGTACTGATAGGGGTTTGCCGATATCTTGTTTCGGAGTTGATGTTGGTGATTCGATTCAAGAAATAGGAAACAAAAACTTAGAAATGATGCTACTCGCCAAAAGTGGTGGTGGTGTTGGTTTTGGTATGAATATGATTAGACCAGCAGGTAGTAAAATCAATCAAAATGGAACATCAGATGGTGTAGTACCATTTGCTAAGATATTTGATTCAACTATTATAGCTACTAATCAAGGTTCAGTTCGTAGAGGGGCAGCATCAGTAAACTTAAACATAGAACATGGTGATTTTGATGAATGGATTGATATTCGTGAACCAAAGGGTGATGTAAACAGACAATGTTTAAATTTACATCAATGTGTTGTAGTTGGTGATAAGTTTATGAGAAGATTAGAAGATGGAGACGCTGAAGCCCGTAGAAAGTGGAGTAAGGTACTTCAGAAACGTAAAGCAACTGGTGAACCTTATATTATGTATAAAGGTAATATCAATAAATCAAATCCTGAAGCATATAAACATAATGGATTAAAAGTTCATATGACAAACATATGTTCTGAGATTACATTACATACAGATGAGAATCATTCATTCGTATGTTGTTTATCTTCTCTTAACCTTTCAAAATACGATGAGTGGAAAGATACAGATTTAATTTATACAGCAACTTGGTTTTTAGATGGTGTATTAGATGAGTTTATCCATAAAGCAAAAAATATGCGTGGGTTTGAAAACTCAGTACGTTCAGCAGAAAAGGGTAGAGCATTAGGATTAGGTGTATTAGGGTGGCATACTTACTTACAACAAAGAGGTATCCCATTTGATTCATTAACCGCACAATTTGAAACTCGTAAGATATTCTCTCAAATGAAGATTGAATCTGAAAGAGCATCAAGAGATATGGCAGATGTATATGGTGAACCATTATGGTGTGTTGGTACTGGGTTGAGAAATACTCACCTAAGAGCAATTGCACCAACGGTTTCTAACTCTAAATTAAGTGGTAACGTATCACCAGGAATAGAACCTTGGGCAGCAAACGTATTTACTGAACAAACTGCAAAGGGTACTTTCATTCGTAAGAATAGAGAGTTGGAGAAAGTACTCAGAAAAGCTGGAATCAATACCAAAGATACTTGGGATAAGATTATGGCAGATGGTGGTTCTGTACAAGATATCAAAGAATTAGATAATTGGTTATATTGTGATGGCAAACTAACAGAAATTGGTGATGGTATTGATACTACTAACTGTGATAGAGTAAAGGATGTATTTAAAACCTTTAAGGAAATCAATCAATTAGAATTGGTTAGACAAGCTGGTATCAGACAACAATACATTGACCAATCAGTATCACTAAATTTAGCATTCCCATCTGAGGCAACTCCAAAGTGGATGAATGTCGTACACATGGAAGCATGGAAGCAGGGTGTAAAAACACTTTACTATACGAGAACCGAATCAGTACTCAGAGGTGATATTGCTGAGCGAGCAATGGACCCTGATTGCATCTCGTGTGATGGTTGATGTGATAGATAATATGTGATGGTTAAAAATATAAAATCCCCATACTTACAGTAAAGGGAGTTTATATGTATGTTATTTATGAAATAAAAAATATAATTAATGATTGGCGGTATATCGGATGTTCTAAAAATGTTGAAAAGCGATGGCACAAACATTCAATGGATTTATTGGATAATAAACATCACAATATTCATTTACAAAGAGCGTGGAACAAGTATGGTAAAGAATCATTTGAATGGAATATTATTTTAGAATTAGATAGTCAAAATGCTATGTTATTGAAAGAAGTTGATATGATAGAATCTAATGATAATTTATATAATATTGCAAAGGGTGGATATGGTGGTGATGTATTTACTAACCATTCTAATAAAGAACAGTATAGAACTAATATGTCAGTAGCACAAAAACTCGCAATGGAAGACCCACAGAAGAGAGCAACAAGAAACCCTTTTCATAACGTATCAGATTCTAGACGAAGTGAACTTACAAAAATATGGTCAGAAGCATCAAAGGGTTCTAAAAATGGTAGATTTAAGTACGATAAAAAAGTTTTGAAATTAGATAAGAAAACAGGTGATGTATTAAAAGTATACGATTACGTTAGACTCGTTGATGAAGATGGGTTTGAGTCAAGATATGTAATACATTGCTGTAAGAAAAAGGAAGGATTCTATTCCCATAAAGGATTTAGGTGGGAATGGCTAGACGATAGTGTGGTCTAACGACCACCTTTAGGGCCGTTATTCGTAACGGAAGAGATGGGGAGATTCGCTACCTCCCCATTTCATTTTAATTAAAATAAATTAGGATAATTGAAATATTATTCGTATATTTGTAGTTATGAAAAAACAATTAAAACAATTAGATGAGTTCCAAGTAGCATATAACTCTACTAGAAACTCAAAACCAACATTAATTTCAGAAGATGATTATTCTCTGAGATATAAGTTAGGTAAAGAAGAATTAGATGAGTATCTCGATGCTTGTAAAGATGGAGACCTCATTGAAGTTGCCGATGCATTGGCAGACCAACTATACATCCTATTGGGTACTATGATATCACATGGAATGGGTAATGTAATTGAAGATATCTTTGATGAAGTACATAGGTCTAATATGTCAAAGTTAGGTGAAGATGGTAAACCTATTTATAGAGAAGATGGTAAGATTTTAAAAGGCCCAAACTTCTCATCACCAAATTTATCCAAATTCCTATCAGATAATGGTCAACTAGAACTTCAGCTGAATGCGGAGAAGGATTAATATAGTTAAAAGAACTGCGTGGATGTTTGATAATAGATTAAGAGGTGAAAATCACCCAAACGCCAAACTCACATCAATTGATGTGATTAGGATTAGAGATTTACATTCTAAGGGATTCTCTAGAAAAGTAATTGCAAAAAACTTTAAAGTATCTAATTGGAACATCAAACGTATCGTAGATAGGAAAACGTGGATTCATATTTAATATAAAATAAATAAGTTATGACAGTTATAGAAGCAAAGTCTCCCGGTGACGCATGGGTTAAGGTATCTAACCATATTTTAGAAAATGGAGTAAAAGTAGGTAATCTAACTGAAGAGCTGAATGTGATGACAGAAATCACAGAGTTTAAATCAGATGATTGGTTTGATGAGCATTTTAGAGGTGTAATGGGTGATGATAGAATTGATTTCGCAAAAACAGTAACATTTTTAAAACCAGAACCCAAAGTATCAGATAACCCATTCTTTGATACAGAGATGGGTTTGGACTATAAATTTATTAAAGACCATTACCACCAATCTTATTGGGGTAGAATGGTTAGTTGGCGAGGTGAGTTAAATCAAATAGAAAATGTAATCAAAATTCTTTCAAGTGGTAAAGCTGTGAAGAGATGTGAGTTAATCATATTTGACCCAACAAAAGATGCAAGAAACCCATACTCACAACCTTGTATGGTAATGATTGATTTGAAACCACGTAATGGTAAATTATATCTAACATCAATACTTCGTTCTAATAGAGTATCTAAGTCTGGATATGCAGATTATACTGCATTAGTAGAAATGGGCCACTTTCTAGCAGAACAAAGTAATTTGGAGTTAGGTAAAGTTAGTGTACTTGCGTGTTCTTGCCATATCGGTGATATGAATCAAGAGAAGAAGAAGACTATTCAACTATTGGAAATATTAGGTAAGTAATATGTGTGGTATAGTTGCAACAATAGGATACGAACCATCGGATGTAAATCTAATGTTAGATGCAATTGACCATAGAGGTCGAGATTATAGAGGTATCAATGAGTTTGAAGTAAATGATAAGAAGGTAGTCTTAGGACATAACCGACTTTCTATTAATGATACATCATCAGCAGGTAACCAACCTATGGAATATAACGGAATTTGGTTAATTGTAAATGGTGAGATTTGGAATTATCCAGAACTTAGAAAAGAATACGAAGGTAGGGGGTATGAATTTAAATCAAATTCGGATTCAGAGATTATACTATTCTTATACAAAGAAGATGAGTTGAAGAGATTGAGTGGTATGTTCTCATTTGTAATTTATGATAAAGATAAATTAGTTATTTCTCGTGATTGGGTGGGTAAGATACCACTTTACATTCATAATACTAATAAATATATTATTGCCAGTGAGATTAAAGCAATCCAAACACAAAATGGTATTAATGATATTAAAATAGTTCCTAAGAATACCTTAATTGAAATTAATTTAAAAACCGATGAGTTCATTATTCACAAAGATTATTATTTCAACTTTTCTTCAGAAGTTACTAAGGTTTCATCGCGTGAAGAGGTTTCTAAAACTACTTTTAATTTATTAGAACGTGCAGTTGATAAGAGATTAATATCCGATGTACCCATTGCAACCTCACTTAGTGGTGGTATTGACTCTGCTATTATTACTTATCTATTGTCACAGAGAATCCCAAACATTAAGGCGTACACCATTGCGTTTGACCAAACATCAAAAGATTTACAAAAAGCAAGGGTATGTGCTAATGCACTTAATGTTGAATTAGTAGAAGTGTTTGTACCTAAAGATGATGTGATTATTAAACAAAGGTTTATGGATTCAATTAATGTAATTGAATACCCATCAACAGTTCAAATGGAAGTTGGTATATTACAATCATTCATAGCAGAAGAAATGGTTAAGGATGGTATCAAAGTAGCATTTAGTGGTGAGGGTTCTGATGAATCATATGGCTCATACGGAACATTCAGAATGTTTAGTAAGAAACCAGATTGGAGTGATGTTAGAAAAAAACTATTTGAAAAACAACACTATGGTAATTTATTGAGAGGTAATACCATCTTTATGAACTATGGTACTATTGAACTGAGATGCCCATTCTTCGATACGGAGTTTTTAAACTATACTACGAATTTGCAAGATGAGTTTTTATCTCATAAGGGTCAATGGAAACTACCACTCGCAGACGCATTTAGAGGAAAATTACCAGATGAGATATTAGACCAGGAAAAGAGGGCGTTTCAAAAAGGAACAAACTTTAAGGAATATATTGAAGATATTATTTTAAATGATTCTGAAATAAACTTTAAAAACAGAAAAAAAATATTTCATGTAATTTGTGATAACTTTGAAAGAGTAAACGGATTTTCACATAAAAATCTTAGAAAAGAAATCACAAATAATAATATGGGAATCTACAAATGGGCTTAGTTGGATTTAACGAAGATACTCCTTTAGAAGAATATAAGATAAAAGGTAGGTCTGTTTGGGTTAAGAGAGACGACCTTATGGGTGATGGTGTTAACTTACCACCTTGGGGTAAAATTGGTGGTGTTTATCAATTGGTTAAAAACTATGTAGACCCAAATAAACCACTAACACATCTTTCAGTAGATGGTAGTTGGACTGGTTGGGTTCTTGCTAAAATATGTGATGATTTAGGAATTGAGTTCCATCTTTCATATCCAGACTCTAAGAAGATTAGTAGAGTTTATTTAGATATGGTAAAGGAAATGTTCCCATCAGTTCATATGAACCCTATCAGACCGAATATGATGAAGGTTATGTATCATTCTCTAATGAGTTCCTCCGCTGAAAACGGATGGCAGATGTTACCTTATGCGTTTGACCA